CTAATGTCGTTACCTTTAAATTTCTTTAGTACCGCCGAGTATGAATCTATTAGTGGTTTAAACACTCATATCACTTCTCTTTTGTTTCTTCTCTGTACTGATCTTCAAGCCAATTAACGCCTCGTTTTAGAATACCCAAGTCTCTCTTGGTCCATTTACTGTCATCAGCGGTTATGGAAGCTGCATCAGTCAATGCAACAATTGCTTCATCAATTGATTTTTCGTACTTGTTAGCAACCAGTTGTAAAGCATCCAAGAATAGCTTTTTGCTTCTTTGAGTAGCTGGTTCAAGCATCGAGACGTCTTCTGGCATATCTTCACCAGCAAATATATATAGCCCTAGCCCAAACATTGCTAGATTTTTTACAAGACAGCGCATGATTGTTTTGTTGATATCAAACATAGTTGCTGCTTCAACTCGCTTTTCGATTTTTCCAACAACCTCTTTTTTCTTCGTTTCGTTATTCCACTGATAATCATTGACTTCGTAGGTATATGGCTCATCTTTCATTGCCTTGTTTGCA